TGCTTCAACGTCTCCATCTCGTCCATCTCGTCCATCTCGCGCCTCCCGGTCGCGTGGTATCTACTGCTCTCAGTATACCACACGCCTACGGGTAACCGTACGCGCGCCCGCGCTCCAGCGCGATCACCTGCTGCGCAATCACACGGCTGTCCATCACAAGCTGCACCGTGATCGGGCCGCCCGCACCCGGCACCTGCCGCCGCGTGCCCACCGCGCCGACGCCGCCCATACCATTCGGCACCCGCTCGCCCTCGCGGCTCGGTGCCCCGACCAGCCCGTCAGCCAGCCGCGACAGGTGCTTCTCCATGCTGCGCCAAAGGTCCATAGCGGCCTCCGGCATGGCGGCCACCGCACTGCTCGTTGACGGTATGTCTGCTGCTGCGGTGGCAGCGGCCTGCGCCGCCTCGGGCGCCGCCTCGGGCGCCGCATTGGCCGCAGTCTCCCGCCCCAACATCTCATTAGCCCGAGCCGACACCCGCTCGCCGCGCTTCATCTGGTTCGCCATCTCCCGGGCTTCCCTGTCGATGTCGGGCTGCACCATGTATTTCGTCCATTTCGTCTTCTCGGCTTCAGTGCCGGACGCTCGCAGGCGCGCGCTCTCCCGCTGCATCCAGCGCATTGCGGCGGCGTCCTCGGCGGTGGCGCCCCCGAGCATTGCGGCGCCACGCACACGATCATCGGCCGTGACGTTACGCCGCGCGGCCTCAAACTCCGCGCTCTGGCCGGTCGCCTTTGCATACTCACGCAGGCGCTGCGTTTTCTCCCGCACGTCCTCGCCCTTCTCTGTCATATCCTGGACGGCCTGATACGTTTTCAGGGCGGCGTAGGCCCATAGCGCCGCGGCGCCCACGGCCTTGAGCGCCGGCACGAGCTTCGCATTCATCACCGCCGCTTGCCGCCCCTGAGCTGCCGTAGCCGCATCAGTGGCAGCGGCGCCAGCCGCCTGTCGTGCGCGATACCACTCCAGCACAGTATTGACGAGCCCCATCGTCTCTCGCACCATGCCCACGGCCTTGTTCAGCCCGTACATGCCGATGGTCAGCGTGGTCACGAAGCCGGCCACCCCGACGATCACCTGCACCGCCGTCTTGTGCTCCCTGATCCATTTGCTCACGCCGCCGACAGCAACAGCGAGCTTCTCGGCATACTCCGCTGTGCCGAACATCGCCTCGCCGATGGCAACGGTGACGCCCTTCGCCGACAGCTTCAGGTCGTTGATGGCGTCATTGAACCGCTCGGCGTCGCGCGCAGCCTCCTCGCTCATGACCAGTCCAAGCGCCTCGGCACGCTGCATCAACTCGTCGATGCCCTCGCCGCCCTTCTTCAGCAGAGGCAGCAACTCCGCGCCCGACCGCCCGAACACGCGCATGGCTAATGCCGCCTGCGCAGTCGGGTCATCCATCGCCGCGATGCTCTCTGCAACATCGCGGAATATCTCCTGCCCACTGCGCATGCCGCCGCTCGCGTCCTGCACTGAGACGCCCAGCAGCGCGAACGTATCGGCCTGTTCCTTCATCCCGTGCGCAGCGTCGAATGCCGCGCGCTGCATCCGGCTCAGGCCCAGCCGCATCTGGTCGAAACCAACGCCGCTCTGCTCGGCAGCATACCGCAGCGCAGCCAGCTCCTCGACGGCCATGCCCGTCTTGTCGGCCGTCTTCGCCAACTCATCGCCGTACTGTGCCGCCGCATGCGTACACGCCGCGAACGCGCCAACAACCACGGTGCTCGCAACCAGCATCCGTGTTGCCAACGTCTCCGCAGCAGCACGCCCCGCAGCCTCGATGGCCTTCAGGTCCTTCGTCATCGAGGCCGCGGGCTTGCTCAGGCGGTCCACGGCGCTGACAATAACGTTCAGTTGGCGCTCAGCCATTCGCCTTCTCCCTGCGTCGGTCTATGCGCGCCAGGTGCTCGCACACGGCATTCAACTGGTGCAGCGGCATATCCATGATGTAGTCCACCGTCCAGCCCATCCGCTCCGCCAGCAACACTACTGCGTCTCCGGGGTCTCCGGCTCCTCGGGCTCCGCCTCCGGCACCGTCGTCGCTCCCCCCAGGCATCGCCCGATGGTCTCGATGTACCAGTCGGCGCCGTGGTCGTCGGCAACCATCAGGTCACCAACCTCGTCGATGGTCAGGGTCGGCTGGTGCTTCAGCGCCGCGCGCCACAGCACCCACTGCGCCCAATGCAGCGGCATGTACCGCCGCCATTCCTCGTCGGTCGCGCGCAACTCCAACTGCTCGCGCTCCTTCGCTACCATGTCAGACGCGCTGAACGGGCGCAGCGTTAGCGTGCGCCCGCCCACCACGACACTCCATGCACCCTCGTCAAGGTCGTGCAGTGCCACTACAATCATCCTCCCGCTATGTTGCGTCTCTACGTGATGGTCAGTACAGCCAGGCTACCGGACGCCGCGCCGATGAAGTCATACGTCCAGCCGGCCAGCGTCTCGGTGCCGACGAACCCATGTTCATCCGTGCTCGGCATCAGGCTGCTCAGGTCGATGGTCAACACTTTGCCATCGCAGTTCTCGCCGGTCAATACCAGGTCGAGGTTGTCCGGCATGCAGTCGGCCCACTGGTCGAGCGTAGTGTCCAAGATCGGCTCGTCGCAGGTGAGGTTGACGGTCAGAATCTCCGTGCCGTGCACGTAGAACTGCGGCAGCCGCAGACTGCCAGCCGCCCGCGTGTTGGCGTTGGAATGGAACGATACCTGGTTGTCGATGTTGATGGTCAGACCGTTGACGCCGTACTCACCGGCAGCCATGTACGTGCCGCCGGTGATGATACAGTCATAGTCCTCCCAGATGTCATTGGCCTCCGCGGGCTGCGAGGAGCCTGTGCCGGTATCCACGCCGAGGGAGCCCCAATTCACGGTCGCCCGGACACCCTCCTCGCGCGCATACTCGATGCTCGCGGTTGTGATCACGGCGTCGCTGTAGGCACGCGCCCAGGTGTCGGCGCCGCCCTCGATTTCCAACTCCGTCAGCGCGCCACGCGGATACGTCGCCCGCAGCGCAGCGTTGATGAGCGCGAGGTTCGTGTCCGTGATGTAGAACGTCGCGGACCCGCCCGGCGCCACCATGCCGCCGCGCCGCCGCTCGTTGCCGCCCACGCCAATCCGTCGCCGCACCTGCGCATCATGCGACAGCGTGCCGCCCGTCAGAATGCCGGTGCCGGTGTTGGCGGACGCCGTACCGAACTTCAACCACTGGAACAGCCCCGTAGTCGCTGCCTGTGCCATCGTCTACCCACTCCTCAGCGCCATGTATGTGACCGTGCACTCGACGGCGCGGTATACCTGCTCTGTGTCTGCGACCACCGTCACCAGCAACGGCGCGCACCGCGTCACGCGCCCCACCTTCGCCAGCACCATGCACCGCTGCGCCAACTCGCCCTGCCAATCCAGCCAGTCATCGAGCAGCGCAAGCCGCGCATCCTCGGCAGCGTCAGGGTCGTCCGGGTCATCCGGCACCAGCAGCGTCACGTTGAGCGCCCAGTTGTGCGTCCACGTGTTGCCGCTGCCGCGCGACTGCTCACCGTCTACCATCTCGCCGAGCTCGCAGACGATGGCCGCGCCCTTCTTTCCCAGGCGCAGAGCCTGGATCGGCCCACGCCGGATGCTGCACGTCGCGCCGAACTGCGTAGTCAGCGCGTCCACGTACGCGGCGAATATCTCTGACGGCGACGGTCCGGCCATTACAGCAGCGCCTCCACGGCGTCTCCGATTGCCTGCTCGATGTTCGCCTCGTTCGCCACCAGCGCCGGGTGCAGATACGGCCGCGCGGGGATGGTGACGGACCGCACCAGCACATACTGCAGTCCACTATCATTCACCATGTACAGCCCCTTGTCTCCGCGACCGCGAACGAAGCGTAACCCAGCATGCTTCCGCGGACTGCCCTTCAGGTCGCCCACCGGTATGGTCAGGTAGCGCCCCTTCACCGGCTTGATGGTGCCGCCGAACTCGTGAATGGCCGCGTACACCACGCGCCGCGGGCCGACCAGCGCCCGCAGGTTGCGGTCCTCAAGGTCGAAGCTGACACTGCGCGACAGGTTGCCCTTCGCCTCGCCGGTCGTGTTTAGCTTCTCGCGCACATTGCGCTTCGCCGTGCCTGCCACCAACTGCGCGCCCTTGCTCACGCCGCGCATGATGCCCTTACGCGCCTCCTTGCTCACACGCGCCAGAGCCTCGAAGGCGTCACCGCTCACGACCTCAGCCATGCGTCACCTCGTCGGCGTCATCTGCCACAGGTCCAGCCGCACCTGGTTATGCGGCTCCGGTAGCCCGCTCACCTTGTGCTTGCCCAGCACCAGATACATCTCGCTCTCGGCCACGCGCGTCCAACGCAACGTGTGCCGCAACAGCCGCCGCCGGTCCCGCATGCGCCACGACATTACCAGCCGGTGCCCAATGCCCAGGTCGTCGTCGTCGTCGCAGTAGGCGATATGCGTAACCGGATGCGAGTACACCGCCTCCGTCGCCTGCCGGTCCCGTGCCGACTGGTCCTGCACAGTGCAGAGTAGGTTGTGGATGGTCTCCTCCCACTCGCCCTCCGTGGTGTCGGTTGCCACCCGCCGCTCGACCGACGCGCGCATGTCGTAGCTGCGCACCATCAGCGCGTCCAGCGCCGTGCCGAGGCTGCTCTGCCGCATCACACATCACGCCCCGCGAGCAGGTTGTCAGTGTAACTGAACGGCTCCCAGGACGGCGACACTATTGCCGATATGCCACCAACATCATCAGCCGCCTTCTGCGCGTACACATCTGCCTGCGCGCGCAACTGCACAGCCACCTGTGTGAGGTCCTCGCTCACGCCACTGCGGCTCACGCGCACAGCCAGTCGCGACTGATCCGCAGCCAACACGCGCAGCAGCATCGCCGCCGCCAGATACAGCCCGCCCTCGGTGTCGAGCGCGAACGTGATCTCCTCGTCCGAGAACGTGGCGTCGCTGATGTCCGTGTCGGCGATCAGCAACCGCGTCTTGCCGATGTCGTCAGTCAGGCAGTATGTGTACGCCACCGCGAGCCTCCTGTCTCTCTGTCTATGCGGCAGGGCGCCGCCTGGAGGTGACCGGCGCCCTGCCTATCGCAGCCAGGCTCCGGCTCAGTCGTCGGTGCCGGTGCCGTCAGACATCAGCGCACCGCGCCAGTCCACAAGCCCGGTCCCGAACGTGAATCGGAGCTTGAACGCGATGTCATCCGTAGCGAACGAGCCCGCGAACGGATCGTCGCTGCTGTTCATCATCGCCCGCGCGTCCGAGTCCTTCACCCATACCTCCGGGTTCTCGTAGCCGCGCAGGTAGCCGTAGCGCACAGCCGGCCGCAACTGCGGCGCGCAGAACAGATACCATGCCGTGTCGCCGTTGGTCGTGTCCAGCACCGGCAGGAACGGGTTGACCACGACCGTAGCCGCCCCGAACATCGGGTTGTTGTCGGCCACGTTGGTGTCCCCGCCAGCGACCAAGTTCATCAGGCTCATGCCCTGCGTGGTCGCCGACTTCACCAGCCGGTTCGCCGTCCACTCCAGCGCAGGCGGCACAACGAGCAGCAGCGGCCCGGTGTACACAGTCACGTTCCCCGAGGGGTCCGTGAAATTCCGGATGGCCGTGATGGCCGTCGCCAGACCCTCGCCGCTCGCCGTCAGCGCATCGTGGATCAGGTTGCCCTGTCCGACGGTGAACAGCGTTGAGTTCGCGGCATACGCCTGCGTGAACAGGTACTCGCGCGTGTACCGCGCGCTCAGGCCCCAACTCGCCGGGTAGTCGGCCAGCAGACTCAGGTCACGCTGGTCAGTCAGCCACGCCTCCCAGGAGAGGTCCCACTGGCAGCCGTACTTGTAGACCTGGAACTCGTAGTCGGCAAGCTCCGGGTCGATGGGCAGGTACTCCGCCTTCTCCGCCACGCGCGGGATGATCCGCGCAGCGTTGATGTCGTACAGCCGCGACGGCCGGAAGTCCTGCGCGTCACGCCGCCACCCGAGCCGGTCATACGTGATCGGCACCGCCTCGTTCAGGTAGCCCTGCTTGACGCCCCTGTCCACCAGGTCAGCCATGAAGCTGAAGTCGCTGGTCGTCAGCACCTCCTGCCGGCGCACCTGCTCAGCATAGCGGCAGAGCTCGATGCTTGCCCCCATGCTCTCGGCCTCATTCACGCGGCCCATGATCTCGGTCATTAGAGCACCCCCTCGCCGAACGGCCACAGCCGTACCGGCACGTCGATGGGCGCCGCGACGAAGCTGTCATCCGCGACGAGCGAGAACCCGACAAAGATGTCGGCGTCCCCGCTCCCCGCGTGCAACTCCGCAGCGTCCTCGTCGTAGTAGATACGGCTCCCAACCTCGACATCATCATTCACCGGCAGCCAGTGGCAGCCCGTGATGTCGATGACAACCTCGTCGGTCGCGGTGTTGTAGTCCGTCAGGGCCACGCCGCAAAGCCCCGTCCCCGTCAGCACAACCAGGTCGCCACTCGTGATGTCCTCCAGCTCACCTGCGACGAAGTCAGCAGCCGACAGCGTGATGTGGTTGCCGCCGCCCTCGCTGCGCGCCTCGTGCTTGTCTGCCTCTACAATGTCGATGTACGGCATCGGTTACTCACCGTCCTTCTTCAGCGGGATGTAGGCCACCCCGCGCTTCGCGCACTCCTCGCGGTAGCGCGCCTCATAGTCAGTGTTGGTCTGCGCACCGGCCGCCGCGGCACCGGCATTCTCCACCCGCGTCTGTACCCCTGCCGCCTGCAACACCGCAGCCGTGTGCGTCCGCTCCGCCTCGATGGCCGCAGCGATCTCCGCCTCGCGCTCCGCCTCGGGAATGACCCGACCGCGCAGCGTCTCCAGCACCCGCGCCGCCTCGTGCGCCTGCAGCCCTGCTGCCGTGACCGCAGCGTGCGCCGCAGCCTCCGTCTCGCGCTGCCCCTGCTCCTGCTCGTACTTCGCCTGCAGCAGGTCAAACGCGGCCTGCAGTGCTGCGTTCGACTCCATCAGTTCCTGCATCTCGGCCTTCTGCTCGCTCATTCCAGGCACCTCTTCCTCAATGGTCTCTGCGGTCGCCAGCAGCGCAGTCACCAAGTCGGGCCGCGCCTCACGCAACTCCTCTAACGTCAACTCGTCGATGCTCATCTCAGTAGCCTCCTCGGCTCCGGCGTTCTCCAGCACGCGGCCCCCGGCGTTGCCCGCCGGAACCCAGTCCACGCTATTACACTGCACGATGTTCTCCACCACATCGGCCTCTTGCCCGTCGATGACCTTGCGCCTGTATGCGACATAGGCGTCCTGCGACAGGCCGATACTCGCCTTCGCGATAGGGTCGCCCAGGATGTTCTGCAGCCTCGGGTCGTGGACGTGCGCAATGGCCTCGAGCCCGCCGTCGGCCATGACCACGCTACCAGGCTTGATGGTGCCCGCCCACTCAGTGACGGACCTGTGGCCGCGCTCGCGGTCATCGCTGCCCTCGTGGTTCAGGTACATCTTCACGCCGTCGTAGACCCCGGCCTCAGCAGCCAGCTTCAACGCGGCCTCGGTGTAGTACGTCGAGCGGTCAGCCGTCCAGCCGTGCCGCACGAACTCGACGCGGTAGTCGCCATCCGCCAGCGCTTCGACCGCCGTGCCGAGGTACTCGGCCACCCGCTTGCGCCCGCGCAGCTTCTCACTCGACATCAGAACCGCCCCCTGTCCATATCTCGATGCCGCTGTCCGACGCCACCACCGGCGCCACGTCGCACCGGCAGTTGATGATCTCCTCCGGCGGTCCGTCCGGGTCGCCCGGATGCATGAGCATCGCACCGCCCACCTTGAACGGCTCGCCGACCGGCACCACCTGCCCGTTCGCCGCCGCGTGCGACTCCCGCGTCTTGTCATCCAGGAACGCCAGCCATTCCTCAAACTCGACACCACTGCGAACGTACGTCTCGTGTAGCGTGGTCATCTGCGCGATGCAGGTCTCCGTCCGCGCTATCGTCTCCGCCCGGTTGGCGTACGTCGCCGGGAATATCTCGTTGATGCTGTCAGCCAGCGCAGCGGGCCCCTTGCCCTCGACGTAGAACTCGCGGCTCAGAAGCTCGCCCAGCGCGTCGAGCATGGACTGAATGACCTCGCCGGTGCGTGCCTCACCGCGCTTCTTCAGCGCCGCCAGCAGCGCCGGGTCATCGAGCACGAACTGCGGCAACGCAGCCGCCTCGCGCGTGCGCGCCTCGGCCACCTGTCTGCGCAGCTTCGCCACTGCCAACGCCCCGCCCAGGTTCGCCGCCCGCAGCAGATACGTGTCTATCACGCCCCGCAGTGTTCGCTCGTCCGGGCGCATCGCGGCCACCCGCGACGCCAACACACTCGGCTCCGGGATGGCCTCGCCCATCCGCTCCAGCCACGGCCGCAGCCCAGCGTGCCACGGGTCCAGGACCTTCGCCTGCAGGTCCCGCTGGAACTCCGCCTCTATCCGCTCGCGGCTCCGGGCAGCAGGCGTCGCGCGCACTCCAGCAGCCTCCGCAACCTCGCCCTCCTCCGGCTGCTGCGCAGGCAACTCGTCGGGCTCTGCCCCCGGTGCGCCGAACTGCCGATCCAGTATCTCGTCGATGTCGTTTGAGCCCAGCGACAGATAGGCATGATATGCCGCCTCGCGCGGGTCGAGTAGCCCGGTCATCACGCCGCTGCCCAGCGCCTGCAGGTCCGTCGCCAGCGTCTGTGGCGTCCTGGGCTCCGCAGGCGGGAACTCCAGGTCGAAGTAGAGGTCAGCCCCGGCGGGCAGCTTGCGCCTGTCCTGCGCCCACCACAGCGCATACCGCACTACCTCGCGCAGGCTCTCGCGGTACATCGTCTGCCGCTGCTGGATGTTCCATATCACCGGCATTTCCATGTTCGCCGCCGTGGTGTACTTGCCGCTGCTCGCGTCGCCGTAGAAGTGCTCACCGAACCCGAACGCACGGACCCCCTGCAGCATCACCTGCCGCACCGTCGCGCTCAGGTTCGCTGTCTGCCCCGTGCCCACGTCCACCGGCGTCATCTCCGACTGGTCGTTCGCCACGCGAATGCCCGCTACGCCGCCGACCTGAGCAGCACTCTGCGCCGCCCGGTTCGCCGCCGCCTGCGTCGTCACCGTCTGACGTATCTGCCACGCGATGGCAGCCTGCGCCCGCGTCCACGTCACCAGCGCACTGAGCGTCTTGCTCTGCGCCTTGATCCAGTCGTAGGCCGGGTATATCTCCGGGATGCCACGGCGCCCCAGGCCCACCGGGCGAAGATGGTAGATGCTCATATCCGGCACCACATCCGGCAGCGCCATAGCGCGCCGCACAACCTCCGGGTCGATGGCCCCCGGCGCGCCCTGCGGTATCCGCACAGTCCAGTCCACAATGTGCAGCACGCGCACCTGCTCACTGCGCCGATACGTCTGTGTCTGCGGGTCGTACACGCTCGGGTAGTAGCGCCGCGCATACGCCACCGGGCGCAGTGGGTTCGCCTCGTCCACCACCACGGCCACTATCTCAGACGGGTCTACCTCTCCGAGCTTCACCTTGTGGTCGGCCCGGCTCGTGTGCAGCGTCAGGAACTGCTCGCCGTCAGTCAGCATCAGCAGGTTACTGCGCAGCATCGCCTCGTGCGAGTACAGGGCAAGCTGATTGTCGGCGTCGTCCCAGTGCTCGTCGATGATAGCCTGCACGGCCTCGTCGGTCGCAGCCGGCGTGCTGATGCCCTCGCCGAACGTACCCGACGCCAACAGCCGCTCCGCCTGCCGCACCGTCGGGTCAACGCGCCACAACGCCCGGCACCGCTTGCGGATGTCGTCGAGGTCCCGCAGCGTCAAATCCAGGCTGTCAGCGTACCCCGCCATCGCCGTCCAACCACGGTCCTCCTCCGCCATCTGCTGCTGTACGTTGCGGGCGACAGCCTCCTGCAGCCGCGCGTACTCGGTCTCCGCCGCGCGCAGTGCCTGTGTGTGCTCGGTGTCTCGCTGCCAGGGCCACCTCATAGCCTCGCCGCTCCAAGCTCGTCAGACTCGAACTGATAGAGCACGTCTTCGGCTTCCAGATATGTCAATATCTCAACCGGACCAGTCAGTTGCCCGAACGCGCCGCTCGCGCTATCTACCTGGTCGTCATTCGCCCCGGTCGGAAAGCCCTCTGCCTCGTCGAAGAACCGGCTATTCCACTCGCCGCGAACCACGCTGACAGCCCCCGCCTCTGCTTGCGCAGACAGCGGCTGTGCCCGAACAACCTTCGATCCAGTGCTCGGACGGCCATAGAATGCATAGCCAGCAAGCGCCTGCCGGTAGTGGTCGACGGCGATCAGGCCGTTGCTGCCGGGCTCCTGCTCCATGACGACAACCACCCCAATGCCATCAAGCGCAGCCGTCTGTGTAACGAGCGCTTCCAGTTCGCCGGGCGTACCGCGCGCATGCCGAACATCAGCGATGCAGTAACGGTTGCCGTCCGTGCCCATCAAGCAGCCTGCAGCCCAGTCTCCGCTGCCCGCCTCCTTGGCCTTCGCGGATTGCGCCGCCATATCCCAGAACCGCACCCAGCGCCATCGCATGCCGGCCGGCATTGCATCGAGCACCGGAAACCACTGCCGCCTGAACATGTTGCCTGTCGGCCGGATCTTCCAGTCACCGCGCCGAAGCTGCGCCCGCGTCACCGGGTCAAGCTGCGCGAGTGCCGCGTCGTACTCCTCGGCATCCAGATGGGGATTATCCTCCAGCGTCGCGGGGATAAAGCGCCGCGCATCGTCGTGCTCCACCATGAACCGCTGGTGCACCCACTCGTGCCCATCGCCGCCGGGGTTGGTTGCCGAGCGCATCCGCAGCGGAACCACGCTCGCCTCCACACGGCGCAGGCGCGAGAACAGGTAGCGATACTGCGTCTCCGAGAACTGCGTCAACTCGTCGAAGCCGCAGAACTGGAATGCCGCCGACTGGTAGCGGAACTTGTCCCGCTCGTTGTCCAGGTAGCCGAATGACAGCCGCGCGCCGGAAGGGAAGTCCCAGGTCCGCGTCGCCGCCGTCCAGTGTGCGTCGGTATTGCTCAGCCACTCGTGCGCCAGGTCCATCAGCGCCCGAGGCAGCGCCAGGTCGGCGTATGTGCGACGGAGCAGTAGCGCCGAGTAGTCGGGTACGTGCACGTACATGAGCGCCGCCACAAGCAGCGCCACGGACTTGCCGCCGCCTGCCGCACCCCCGTACATGACTTCGAGCTCGGGCGCGCACAGGAACTCAAACTGCTTCGGCGTGATGTCCTCAACAACCGGAATATACTGACGATTGCGCGCGAGCAGCGTCAGTGCCTCGACGCGGCCCGGCTCATCGAGCATCCAGCCTGCCTCGTCAGGCAGGGTTATCGTCAGTGCTTCCGCTGCCATTCTCCGGCTTGCTCCCCAGTAGCTTGAATGTGACCTCGCCCGACTGCTTGACCTCCACCGGCCCGCCGCCCGCACCGCTGATCTCGACGCGCTCACCAAGCGGCTGCTCGGCTAACTGCATGTACAGCTTGACCATGCGCTCAAGGTCCGCCGCGTTTTCGGCAAGCAGCCCATTCCCGCTATCCTGCAGCTTCTTCAGGTAGCGCGAGGCGTCTACTTCTATCGCCCCTATAATGCGCTTCCGGAACGCCGCTGTGCGCTCCTTCATCTCGGCCCGGAAGTCCGCGGCATCCTGCTCGATGCGCTCAGCAAGGCGTGCCTGCCAGCCCAGCGACGTGGACCAGTCCTTGAGTTGCCGCTCATGGCTCAGTAGTGTGGCTTCGGTGAGCCCCTGGGCAAAGTCCTGCTCAGCCAGTTTGGCGAGGCTGCGTGTCGGCCCCATCTGCCAGTAGCGCTCGAACGCCGCCAACGCCGCCGGGGTCTCCTGCATCAGCCGCTCGCCGCCTCTGTCTGACAGGCCGTGCACACGTAGCAGCCGGAAGCCAGATACTCGCATATCCGCTCCGTGAGCTCCGGTGTGCATTTCGTCGGCCTCGGCATGTAATTCGCAGTCCCTTCACACGCGGGGAGCATTCTCGCTGCCAAAGTTTCCGCGCGCGGGCAGTGGTCTTTTCAAAGTGTGTTCACAAACGTAACAGGCCGGGGGCATGCTGTAGTCTCAACCGTGGGTGAGGTGGGTGACGTTGGCTCAGGTGCCCCCGGCCCGGACGCAGTAAGACCCCCGCACCCAGAGGGCGCCGGGGCCGTTGCTGCCAATTGTGACGGCCTTCGTGTAGCCATCACCGGGTAGTATTGCATACCCGGCGGGGGTATGTCAAGGGCGTGGCGCGCCCCGTGGCAGCCCTCGCAGCCAGTCGCTCCACCGCCCGGCGCTCCAGCTTCGCCACCCGCTTCCACGCGGCGGCCCAGCGGCGCACTTGGCGCAGGCGCTCGTCTATCATCTTGTCGGGGTCTGCCCCAGCTCGTATGGCTCGCCCCCTGTGTATCGCGTCCTCGAAGCCCGCGTACAGTTCCCGCCTCTCGGCATCAGTTAGTCCCATGATTGGCTGGCCTCCATCCGCTTCCACAGCGCCTGCGCATCGCTTTAGCTCACTCATCAGTCTCGCCTCCCTGGGTATTCCTCACGTCGCACCAATCGCCCGCGTCTATCCGCGTCACCATCAACAGCGCCGCTGCCGCAACGTCCACAAGCGGCCGCCGCACCTTGTCGCGGTTCAGCTTATGCCCGCAGCTGCGCGCCAGGACTATCTCCCGGCTCGCGTCTACCGCCTTGTTCAGCATCGCCAGTATGGTGATCTCGATGCTGTCCGGCTCGGAACACGCATCCGCGCGGGCCACTGCCTCAGCTATTGCCTTCAGTGATATCTCACTCACTGTCATCTGCCCCTCT